ATAATTTTCATCGCCTGAGTTTTGTATACCGTCAGCTCCTTCATAATAATATCTTTGTGATGCGTTTAGTAGTCCCATGTGTTATTGTTTTTCTTTGTTTTCTTTTAGTTGGTCTAATTGTTGTCCAATTTGCATTAAGCCTGGTTTGTTTAAAGTTATACCAGCATATCCTAATATTTTAACTACTAAAGCAGATTCTTCAGACCTATGCAACTCAAAATGTTTTGAGTTAGTAGCATCGTGCAAAGCATTACTACCAATAACATTATAGCCCCAATAAACTTTTTCTGGATTTTTTATATAGGTAGCAACGATTGTACCACCTGGTAAATTTTTAGGAAAAACCTCTATCATATCACCTCCTGATTGATTTTCATATCTTGTATAAACAGGACGTCTTGCTGTTGGCTTTGCTAATGGCGAAGCATTTGCGTACAAAAGCTCTTTAGCATTTAATTCTTCAACCACTCTACCTCTATAACTTAAAGTACCTAACCTATAGCATTTATCTGGTAAGTCATAAAGCTGTGCAGAAGAACTTATAGCATTTAATACTCTTTGTTTTTTAAACAAACCTATTTTTTCATCTAAAATATCTATCATATCAGAGTACTCTGTGTTGTTACCAGGTCCTCTTCCAAATTGGTTGATTTCATAAAAATACTGTTCAAAAGTTTCCATCTGTGCTTGGTTAGCAAATAAGTTAAACTCTTGAGGTGTTATATAACCTCTTTGTTCTTTATTAGCTAAAGCTAAAACTCTTTGATATACTGTATCTATGTTTACCATGTTTTTTATTTTTTATAAGGAAACGCTTTATTAAGCGCATCTTTTCTTTTATTACAATTACAACCTTTTTTGCCAAATACACCTTGTTTATTTAAATATTGTGTAAGTGATTTTATGCCAGTCGCTGTTGTAAATTTTTCTATTGAATCTCCTAAACCTTTTGATTTCATATTAAATTTTTTAGTAGTTGCAGTCGCCCCGTAGAGCGACCGCTTCTACAGTTTGATTACTTTAATTGTTTTTCAATTGTTGAGTAAATTTCCATACCCTCATCGGTTTTAAACCAAGCAGCTAAAGCTGAATATGGATGCTCATCAAATGGAACATTCATTAGTTTTCTACCGTTTGATCCCCAAGAAAAAGTTCTTTGATCTTGAGATAATACTAATAATCCCATTTCAGTAGCTCTAATACCAAAGTTTCTAAGAACAACATTTTCATCATTTACTAAATCTAAGAACAATCCAGGATTTCTCTTAGCATATAATAGTAAATCACGTTTAAGCTCCTTAGAACTCATGCTAGATACGCTAGAACCTAACTCTACTCTCATTACAGCTTCTGCCATGTCAATATCTAAATTTCTAGCAGAGTTTAATGCTTCTATTTCTAATTCTATATCAGCAACTTGATCTATAGCTATTTCTTCTGGTTGATACTCGTAATATAAAGAATCTCTGTCTGGGTGGTATAAAGAAAGTAGTTTTTGTAAAACTGTTTTTGATTTTTCTACAAATAAAGCCCCGTTTCTAAATACAATATGTGATAATCTTTGATCGCCTTTCATTTCGTCAACAAAAGGTGTTCTTTGGTTTTCACAATATTTTAATTCTCTTTCGTAACCAGCTTCTTCATCAAAATAATAAATGTTAGCAGATCTAACACTTCTTGATAAAGGCTTTGCATTGTTTGATAAATAGTAAACTCTATCTTTTAATTCCCATTTTGGTTTTGAAACTTCTTTTACTGGAGTTTCTACAGCTGGTTGCTCAACAACCATTTCTTGTTTTTTTGCCATAATATAATATATAATAAAATTAATAAAAAGAAAGGGTCGAGGCCGAAGCCTCGATCCTTAAAATAATAAGTGCTTACTTCATTAACATGAAATTGTTAGCACCTTGAGTAATTAAACATCTTTCAGATAAGAAGTGTAATTGCATTGCATCTAAAGCAGATGTAGCAGCTCCAACAGATCCTGTAACCCAAGTTTTCATTCTTCTGTTATCAGTTTGTGAAGCTCTGTATCTAACATGTAAGAAAGGACGTTTCATGTTCTTTCCTAATTGTTGGTCATATACAGATGATACACCAGCAGGGATTATAACACCTCTAACAGCGTCAGATCCAGCAGTAGCATTAATACCACCTCTTGCTCCTTTGTCATTTAGATATTTCCAGTCAGACTTGTAGAAGTCATAAGAACCTCTTCTGAAACCAGAGAAACCTAAGTTTAATGCCATATCTTCTGAGTTGTTGAATACTCCGTAAGAAGTACCACCAGCTCCGTAAGAGTTCATAGAAGCTAACATATCATCTATTGCAAGAGCAGTTGCTCTGTTAACAAATAGCATGTTTTCTTCAATAGCTCCTTGAGAGTCAAACTCAGCTAAGATAGCGTCAAACTCAGCTAAATCAGTAGCAGCGTTAACACCAGTAACACCTGAAGTTACATTACCTCTATCTTCGATAGCAGCAAATAAACCTTCAGTACCAACACCAGAGTCAGAAGATGCACCTAAAGTTGTATCAACAACAGTAGAGTTTGAACCTTTAACAGCTTCAATCATTTGCATTTCTAAGTAGTCAGTAAATCTAGCTCTTGTATCAGCTTCAGCTTTTAGGTACCATAAGTAACCTGATTGTCCCATTTCACCTGAAACTTCTACCCAACCAATTCTAGATGTATCAGAACCTGATACTTCGTAGTAATCTTTCATAATGATTGGCTTGTTGCTGAATGACTTAAAGTAAGGCTCATTAGCAGTACGTGAAGTAGCGCCTTGTGCACCATCTTCAGTTCTGTAAGACTGACCTTTTGCATATTCAGAACCAATAACTAATAAAGTTGTAGCTGAAGCAGTTTCAGATAAAGCTGTTAAATCAGCAGAACCATAAGGCTCAACTTGAATAACAGATGTGTCTGCATCTACTACTAATGCTCTAACTGTAGCATTGTTACTAGATAAAAGAACTACATCACTAGTTCTAACACCGTGAGCAGCGATAGTAAATCCGTTACCCGATGTGTTTCCATCAATATCACTTACAACTGTAAAAGTACCGTTTGTAGAACCATCTCTATCAACTGTACCTTTTAAAGCGATATGTAAACGACCTTGCTCAGACCAAACAACTTGGTCAGAAGTCATAGCCTCTTCAGCACCTACTTGAGATAAGAAACCTGATATAGTTCTGTTTCCAAAAACTTCAGCTTCTTTCTCCATTAGGTCTGGTAAATATTGTTGAGCCCACGTTACATCCGTAGTCCCAGTAAAATCTAAATAATTTGTAGATAACGCAACCTGTTGTGGCGTAGGTACGCTATTCAAATTAGTTCCTCCTGTAATTGCCATAATAATTTATTTTTAAATTTGTGATTTATTTGTTTTTAATTTTAAACTTAAAATCAGATGAATTATCGCCTAGCACTCTTACTTTGATTCCGCCAGCTTCAACAACTCCGTGTTGTTGCCTAGGATCCATACTTACGTTTTTAGCTTTAGCAACACTAGTTTTCATAGCGTCAGCTTTACCCTGTTCGTAAAAGTGATTAGCAATAGCATCAGCGTTCATAGCTGTAAATAAAGATTTATGATAACCTTTAGCATCTGACATTTCATTATTTTCGTTCAAAAACTTTTTGACAAAATTATTAATGTCGCTCTGAGTATCTTTTACTTCATTAGCATTTTTCACATTAAACCTATACTTTTTATCACCGACGTTATATTCAAAACCTTTGAACTTGTCGTTAAAAACATTTTCTGTTTTTAGTTTAAAAGTATTAGTTTGTTTTTCTGCTATCTTTTTACTCTCTTCCGATTCTTTGTTGTATCTATTAAAGAAGTTTACAGCTTTTTGTTGTTCAGGTGTTAACCTTGAACCAGCTTTAATTTCTTCATAGTATTTGGACTTTTGCCCGTCCAAGTGGCTTTTAGCGCTGGCAACTTGCTCTTTTAACGCTATTTTCTTTTTTCTTATATCTCTTTCTTCATCAACTTCTTCATCGTATTTAAAATTATCTTCAATTAAAAAATCAATTTCATCAGTTGTTAAATGAGATTTAGTTTGTTTATAGTATTCTCTTAATACTGTCATGTCGTCATAACTAGAGTAATCTTGATTAAGACGAACGTAATCTTCTAATGTACCACCAGTTTCTTCTATAAAATCTACAACTTTTTGTAAATTCTCAGGTAAAGGTTTTCCAGTTTCTTTAGCTTCAATTATTTCTTCAGCTAACTCTTCAGTTTGCTCTTGAACTTCTTCTTCAGTAACTTCTTCTAATACTGGTTGCTCTTCTTGTGCTTCAACTTCCGGTTGTACTTCTTCTTGTTTTTCTGTGGTGTCGGCATTATCATCGACTGGATCCACTCCCTTGTCGTCAGGGTTATCTTCTTTAGTTTCATTTTTTTCTTCTTTTGGTTTTGGTGGTTTGCTAAAATCTACTTTGATAACGCTATCATCTCCTTCGCTATCAAATTTAGTTTCTTCAACTGTTTGTTCAGTTGGCTGTGTAGTTTCTTCAACTACGTTTTCTACGTTTTCTTCCATAATATAATATAATAATAATTAATAATTGTTATCTAGGGTCAAATCCACCTAAATTAAAATCGTCCCCTAAAGTATCATTACCTGCGGACTCAAACTTTTTAGGTGGTTTTCCACTTTTTCTTTGCTCAATCATTTCACTTTGTTGAGATGCTTGAAGTTTTGTTCTTTGATCTTTACGATTTTCAGCTTGTGTTTGTTTGTTTGCCATTGCTTCAGCTTCCATCGATTTCAACTGCATGTTCATTTCAAACTCCATTTGCATAAGCTGTTTTTTGTATTCAACTTCTTGTGCCATTTTTTGTTGCTCCATTTGTGCTTGTGCTTGCATTATACCCATTTGAGCTTGAGACTTAGCTTGTTCTTTTTGTATTTCACCTTGAGCAGCAGCTTGAGCAGCTTGTTGATTTGCAGCAGACTGTTGTTGAATATTTTGTCGTTGTTGTTCTTGATCTCTAGCTATTTTCTTTTTTCTACGTATTTTTAATAGCTGATTAGCCATTTTAATATTTTTAATTTCTCTAAGATCAATAGCGTCTTCAAGTTCTATGCTACCTTGCTGTAAAGCCATTTGAATATTATTTTCAAGCTGAGCTTTTTCTTCTTCATCAGGCATAAGCTCTATAAATATACCAAAGTCATACAAGTGTAAATTTTGCATTTCTTCTAACGTAGCTACATTGTGATTGCCTATAGCTTGCACAAAAGCATCTTTTGTTGGTGAATATTCTAGTATATCAGATATTCTTAACGATAATTGCTCAGCAACTTCTGATGTTAAATATAAACCAGCTTGTAGTATATGTCTTGTAGCTGTATTACTATTTGCAGCGGCTAATTTTTGTACACCAACTAAAGCGTTTTTGTCTGGCGTAGCAGCATCTCTAGCTTCGTTTAATCCGGTAGTATCTCGAATCATTTGCATGTAGTAATTATAAGTTTGAATTAAACTTTGCATTTTGTTACCACCACTACCACTTGTTATTTCTTGTATCGGTACTTTGCCTGGGTTCATGTCACC